GATTATTTGATCCACGTATGGGTGTTCTTGAACCTGGTTTAGTATGTCCTACAGATGGTAATGATTATATTAAATGCCCGGGTTATTTTGGTCATATTGAATTAGCAAGACCTGTATATTATATTCAATATCTAACTACTATTCTTAAAATTACTCGTTGTATATGTATTAAATGTAGCAAACTTCTAATTGATAAAAATAAGTATAAGCATGCTCTTAATATGAAATCTGATCTTAGATGGAATTATGTATTTGGTTTAGCAAGTAAAAAAAAAAGGTGCGGTGAATGCAATCCTGATGGTTGTGGTTGCAAACAACCAACTAAATATAAAAAAGAAGGATTGGCATCTATATTTGCTGAATGGGATAATATGAACACAACAACAGAAGATGATACGTCTAAATTAAACATGAAAATTACACCTGAAATGATGATTAAAATATTTAGAAGGATATCCGATGAAGATGTTGCCTTTATGGGATTTAGTCCTATATGGTCCCGTCCTGATTGGATGATATGTCAGGTTTTAGCAGTACCACCACCTGCTGTAAGACCTTCTGTTAAAGTTGATTCCCAGCAAAGAAGCGAAGATGATATCAGTCACATACTGGTGAGCATTATTAAAACAAATAACACATTACAAGAAAAAATAAAACAAAACGCAAATACTCTTTTAATTGATGATTGGACAACCCTTTTACAATATTATATCGCTACGATGGTTGATAACAAAATGCCTGGTGTCGCTTCCTGCGCTCAACGCTCTGGTCGCTGTTTGAAATCCATTAAAGAGCGTCTTAACGGTAAAGGTGGCAGAGTAAGAGGTAACCTTATGGGTAAGCGTGTTGATTATAGTGCCCGTTCTGTTATCACACCTGACCCTAACATCTCCATTAAGGAATTGGGTGTTCCGATGAAAATTGCTAAAAACATTACCAAACCTGTTATTGTTAATGCTAAAAACATAGCGTTCTTAACAAAATTAGTCAGAAATGGTCCCGATGAATATCCGGGTGCTAAAATCCTTGAAAAGAAAAACGGTGAAAACATATCTTTGCGGTATGTTGACCGCGATTCTCTACAACTAAATAATGGCGATACCGTACACCGTCATATGATGGATGGCGACGCTATTCTATTTAACCGTCAGCCAACTCTTCATAGAATGAGCATGATGTGTCATATGGCGCGTATTATGAAAGTGGGTGATACCTTCAGAATGAATGTCGGTGATACTAAACCCTATAATGCTGATTTTGATGGAGATGAGATGAATTTACATATGCCACAAGACGTAGAGGCCGAAACAGAACTTCGCAATCTGGCGGCGGTTCCATATCAAATCATTTCTCCGGCAAACAATCAATCTATTATTGGTATTTTCCAAGATTCTCTACTCGGGTGTTATCGTTTTACTAGAAATGATATTAACTTTACACCTCTTCAAGCTATGAACTTACTGGTTAACATTAAAGATATTGATGAAAAAATATTTACAGATATGAAAAAACTAAACAAACAAGGCAAACAAATCAAGCAAAGCAAACAAAATAAAACATTAAGCAATTTTGAGTTACTTTCCCAAATCTTACCTGCTTTGTCTATTAAGAATAAAGGGGTTGAAATTGTTAATGGTGAATATAAAAAGGGACAAATAAATAAAGGGGTATTAGGTTCTGGAACTACTGGTCTTATACAACGTATATTTAATGATTTCGGTAACGCTAAAAGTGTTGAGTTTATTGATAACATTCAACACATCGTAAATGAATATATGAAATCCAGTTCATACTCAGTCGGTATAAGCGATTTGATTGCCGACGAACAAACAAACCAAAAAATTTCCGATGTTATCACAAACAAGAAGAAAGAGGTAAGCAATCTCATAGATGAAACACATCTCGGTATATTTGAGAATAATACCGGTAGAAGCAACGTTGAAGAATTTGAAACAAGAGTAAATAATATTTTGAATGAGGCGAATGAAGGAGCTGGAAAAATCGGGAAGGAAAGTTTGAGTAAAAATAACCGTTTTGTTATTATGGTTAATGCTGGTTCTAAAGGTAGTAATATTAATATATCACAAATGATCTCCTGTCTAGGACAGCAAAATGTAGACGGTAAACGCATTCCTTACGGATTTGAAAACAGAACACTTCCGCATTTTATGAAGTTTGACGATACTCCATCTGCACGTGGATTTATTGAAAGTTCCTTTATTAGCGGACTTGAACCAGAAGAACTCTTCTTTCATGCTATGGGTGGTCGTGTTGGTCTTATTGATACAGCGGTTAAAACATCGCAAACCGGTTATATTCAGCGCCGTCTTATCAAAGGTATGGAAGATTTAATGTGTGCTTACGATAATACTATCCGCAACAATAAAAATAAAATCATACAATTCAGTTATGGTGATGATGGAATTGACCCTGTAAAGGTTGAAAATCAAAATCTACCCATTTGTAGTATGACTTTAGAAGAAATATATTCGCATTATATGATACCATCTGATACTACCAGCACCTCTATATTTGCTAATAATTTTACTAAATCTGCTAAGACACGTGTTAAAAAACAGATGAATGATGCCCAAAAAAAATCAAAGGAATACGTGGATTATATTATCAAGGCTAGAGAAGACCTTATTAAACACGTATTTAAATACAAAGATAGTGATAAAGTTCATTTACCTGTTTCGTTTAAACACGTAATTAATAACATAGAAAAGCAACAGCAACTTTCGTCCAGTTCATTAGTAGATATTACTCCATTTGAAACATATCAACTTATTGAACATACAATGAACCGATTAAGTGAATCTACTTACTATAAACCTAATTATTTATTTAAAATTATGTATTACTTTTATCTTTCTCCTACTAATCTTCTTATGGTTAAATATTTCAACAAAAAGAGTATTGTCCTTTTACTTGAGACGATTGAATTACAGTATAAACAAAGCATTATGGCACCTGGTGAAATGTGCGGTATGATTGCCGCCCAATCTATAGGTGAACCTACTACGCAAATGACCCTTAATACTTTCCATTTTGCAGGTGTAGCATCTAAATCTAATGTAACACGTGGTGTTCCAAGGATTGAAGAAATATTATCACTATCTGAAAATCCTAAAAATCCATCTGTTACTGTTGTTCTTAAAGAAAAAGATATGTTTGATAAACATAAGGCGCAAGACATTAAAAACAAACTGGAACATACCAAACTTGTTGATATTACAAAAAGCATCGGTATATATTTTGATCCTGATGACCTAAATACTCTTATTGATAGCGATACTACTCTTATACAGCAATATAGAGAATTTCAAATGCTTACTCAAGAATGCAACGGTTCTCAAAATCAAGATGGTGCCGACGACGACGAAGACTCAGGTAAATCTAAATGGGTTATTAGAATTGAGTTAGATAAAGAATCTATGTTAGATAGAAATATTACTATGGATGAAGTTAACTTCGCAATCAAAAATAGTTACCAAGATGATATTAAATGTGTATATAGTGATTTCAATGACGACAAATTAATTATGAGATTAAGAATAAGTAATATTACTAAATCACAAAGTAAGAAAAATATTAAACCTAAAAATTTAGATCAATCTGATGAAATATATATTTTGAAAAATTTCCAAGATAAATTGCTTACTAATATTGTATTGCGTGGAATTAAAAATATAGGCAAAGTTATTGTTAGAAAAATACCCGATTCTGTTATTGAAAATAATGGAAATTATGAGAAGAAGGAAACATGGGTTCTTGATACAGTTGGAACAAATATGATGGACATATTAAGTTTGGATTATATTGATGCAAACGGTACATTCAGTAATGATATCCAAGAAATTAATAATGTTCTCGGCATTGAAGCTGCGAGACAAACTATATATAATGAGTTAGCAGAGGTTATTGAGTTTGATGGCACATATATTAATTATCATCATATGGCGCTATTATGTGACAGAATGACCTGTAAAAGTAAGATGGTTAGCATTTTCAGACACGGTATTAATAACGATGATATCGGTCCTATTGCTAAAGCCAGTTTTGAGGAAACACCAGAGATGTTCTTAAAGGCAGCGAGACACGCCGAGTTAGATAATATGCGCGGTGTATCTGCTAATGTTATGTGTGGACAAGAAGGTTATTACGGCACAAGTGCTTTTAAAACAATACTTAATATTAAAGAAATGATGAATATGGAAGCCGAAAATTATTCAGCACAAGATGACCAAGATATTGAAGAAGAATTTAATATATCTACAGGTGATGATGCTTGTAGCATAAGTAATATTGCGATACAAAATAATCTTGTCAATGTTACAACTAATATAAGAGATACTGGAAATGATGATGATTATGATATTGATTTTTAAAAATTAAAAAATTAAGTTTAAAAAATATTTGAATACGATGGTTAAATAATCTTCTTATTCAAATATGTCTTCTTTATGGTTGACCCTTTTTTTTACGTTTATATTACCACTTACGTTTGTATTACCACTTTTCCTCTCTGGTTTATTGCATTTTAATGCTTCTAATCGTTCAATATAAAATGTACAATTTTTATTTTGTTGTATTTTATTATGGTTTTCTATCTTACATTTATCTAATAATTCGCTATAATATATACATTTATTTATTGGAGGTATACCTTTATTTTCTTTTGAATATTGGGGAACATACCACGAATACAACATTTTTGCCATCTACATATTATATAATATTTTTTTATTTTTAAATTTTTTATCTTATATGTCATTACGACTGACCCACATTGGCTCCCGCCCCGACCGAGCCCAAGTCCCTGTCCTCCGCTCGCCGTGCTGAACCTTGATAGCACGGTCATCCTCATTTCTGGTGTCTTTGAGTAGTTGGGCGAGCTGGTTATTATTCATATCTTTGGTTTCCAAGAAATCCTTGCCAGTCGCCTTCGTTTTAATGGCGACGATTATGTCGCCCTCCATGATCTTACCTTTTATCGGAGACCCCTTATCAACCGTCTGGACTTCTCTGTCGTTTACCAGTAATATATCAAGGTACCCTGACTGGAGCTCGATCTCGATCGTTCATGGCAACGATTCATCAAGGTCCTTGTCGGGCGCGTCGGTGGGGTCGGCGGGCGGGGAGGATGGCAGAGCGTTGATTTTGATATCTTGATTTAAATATAATTGTGTTGCCGCTTCATTTATACGGTTATTCATACGTATAGTCCCACTATCAAACCTCTTGCCAAGCAGATTGCTCGAGGCGGTGAGCATTTTTTTATCACTCGTTCCAGTTTTATCGCTAGACGTCATAGTTGCCAAAGACGTATCACCTTGAAAACACACAAATCTAAATAATCTCATCATTAAAATTATTTTTGGTATTTGATTACCTCGAGACCAAACATTAGATGGTTCTCTCGATTTAGACATCTCCTTCGCTCCTTCTCCTTTAAATTGTACAGTTCTCTCCGTCATGACGGAGTGATAATTAATAATAATTGTTGCTAGTTTTGCTATTTGTAATATACTAGGGGGATCTTTAGAGGCATTTTCATTATTAATATGAATGTTGTTTATGGTTTCCTTGGTTTCCTCCACATCCCTCTTATTATAGTCATTTTCTGAAAAATATGTGTTTAAATTTTCATCTTTATTGAGATCAAAAATACCATCATCATTTAAAGGAAATAATAATCTGCATGCTAATTCTGTTAATGCATGCGCATAACCGGTGTACCAATATAATAACACTTTGACTCGCTTTCGCTGAGTCGATCGACTGGATGTGGGTGACAAGATTCTGTCGAAAACGGAAGTTAACTTTTCTAATGACATTCCATAATATTTATTATCCGTTGGGTCATCCCACACATCACCCACTAAACAATTTTTCAGTTGTTCAATTATATAGTTAAGAATATTAGTTTCGTCCAAATATTCGTATTCGTATTCGTGTGGTCCGTATAATTCTGCACTATCAGGGTAAAATATTTTTCTAAATTCTTTGAATCTTTTCTCTTCGTCGCGACTCAGCTGAGTCATAAATCTATCTCCTAATACACCATACGGTATGCTGAAGCCTATCCCTCTGCTGCTCATTCCTACGACAGATTGTAGCATAGATAAATAATCTTCTATTGCAATTTCCATGCCGTTAAAATGAGATTCGCCTATATCAGATATATTATCGTTTTTCATAAAAAACCTATATTTATTAACGGGGTGATATTCTCCGGGATCCACCTTCATCTTTTGACTATATTTTGATTTGTCTTTGGAGTATCCAATTACATTAAAATATCTTCCTCTGAAAAAAAATAAACTGATTTGTCTTAAAAATGCTCTTATTGTTTTAAATCCGTCATTATTCTGTATAATTTTGTAATGAGCATCGAATGCACCTTTGGTCTCTCCACCATGTTGTATAACACCATAACCGCCTTCCATATCTTGTTCATTACTTAGTAAATTTTTATTATTTTTAATCGTTTTTGCCCTGCTATTATTTTTTATTCTTTGTTTTCTTGTTTTTCCCATTAAAATTAATATATATATATATCTATAATTTTATTTTAAATATTAAAAAATTTAAATATCATGATTACACAAACTTGTTTATAATATCTCTAAATAAAGAGTTATACTTTAAAAGTATTATTTAAAGTATTATTTAAAGTATTATTTAAAGTATTATTTAAAATATATATAAAAAAACAAATATATAAATTATAATTTATAATATGACAACTACAGAAAATTTTTCATTTATGTCAAGCAAAAAAAGTACCTTTTATTTAATTATTCAAATATTATTAAAAAAAAACAAGAGAGAACATGTAAAGATTAATCAGTTTATACACAATAATCAATATGAGTATTTTAAGGCGATTACGTTACAATTCTATAACTCCAAAAGTAAAATGAAGGAGTTTGGTTCATTTATCATTAATAATGTTTTTATGAAAGAGTGTGATAAAGAAACCTTCTGTGATCTATTTTTTAAATCTCAGTTCTATTATTATAAACTAAATAATTTGGTTAGAAAATATAAATATAGAGAATCAAAAATCAAGATAGTAAATGATAAAGATTTGTTGATGTGTGAAATGACTGATTATAAAGACAATATAAAAACAATTATTAATGATAGTGGTATATTTTATCTTTTTAAAATATCTGATTTAATAAATATAATTAATAAATCGTTAAGCAACTCGCCGTCTTATTATTTTTTTGAACCAAAAGAATTAAAAAACCCGTATAACAATAATAAATTCTCATTATCAAATCTTTATAATATATATTTTGCTATTAAAAGTAGCACATATACTATGCCTATAATTTATCAACTATATTTTGATTATAATTTTGATTTTAAACGGTTACTTGTTGAAGGAGAATGTATCATGAAAGACGTTATTATAGATAATAAAATTAAAAGTCTTGATAAGAATGATTTAATTAGATATATTAAAGATATGTTATATGATCAACATTTCTTTGGTCCTATTATAAAAAGTATTGATATACATGCTAAGTTTCCACCTGATGTATTAATAAACGTTATGAAACCGTTCTATGTAAAATACACATACTCTAAATATTCTATCAATAATGCCAAAAAAACTTATTATGCTGATATGGTTAAACGTAAAATGATTGCTTTTATCAAGAAAAACCCCATGTTTGGAAGAAAATATATCAGAGGATTAAAAAATAGGAACCAAGATGATATATTGAATGCTGAAATTTCAAATATGTTTATATTTGGATTAGATGAAAATTCACCTAACTACACCGGTAAAGGTCAGAAGTTTTATACACATATTGATGAAACATTCGATAATATAAATATATCAAATATACATATTAACGAATCGTTATTATTAAATGACCCTTATTCATTTTTAAATCCAACCTTGAATAACAGACAAACATATAGAGAAAGACATAGACGTACTAGGCGTACTTTCCAACCAAGTACTAGATCACGAGACCCTACACCACCAACTACTAGAAACGAAAATATACGCAATATTACTCTTCCTTTTCCTTTTCCAACATATAATGCAGAAGAACCTCGTATATTTCAAGAAGGAACAAGACCTCCGGTTACACCTCGGCGTATTAATAATCAATTATCATTATCTACGCAACAACGTTTTATGCTTACTAGAGATATTGGTATTCTAACCGCACCTATAATAAGACAATTAGAACAACCAACGCCTACACATACACCTCCTAATACACAAGTATCACCATCTACACAGGCAGCGTTTTTGCCACCACCTCTTACAACAGCAGCACCATCTACACCAGCACCACCTCTTACGTTAGCACCATCTACACCAGCACCACCTCTTACGTTAGCACCATCTACACCAGCACCACCTCTTACGTTAGCACCATCTA